CCAACTTTCCCGCATAAAGAACGGGACTGAAAATCTTGCCTGTAAACGTTCCCTTCTTACTGATAGAGAAAGCGATTGAGCGAGTGTAGTTTCCTGTTTTCCAAAAAGGTCTTATCTTTCTTGACGTTGCCCTTTTCTTTGCCGTTTCATGGGCGAGCAAGGTCACATCCTCAAAGGCGCACTCGGCAGATCGCTTTGATTTTTTAACAGCTTGAGCGAACATCCTCTGGACTTCTTTGGTGTTTTTTATACTGAACGATGCGCCCATTAGAATCTCACAATCCTGTATGGCATTAAAAGTTTTTCGACAAAATCGGTTAAGCCTGATTTGTTCTTATCGCTTTCAAAGGCGAGGGTTTCTCCTTCTTCATACCCGCCCGTCATTACCCTGTAATTGAATTTGGTCATTTGCTTAACAGCTAAAAGAATTGAGTCAGGAACGTCCGTTGTCGCTGTCCCGTATCCAGAAGTGAATTCAATATCAATGCCGTTGCAGGGGCGCAATAGGGTTGTAGGCCACTGGGTATTGTAATTCAGGCAGACCCTTGACGGAACAGAATTTGTATCGACAAGATAACTACCGCTTGAAAAAGTGGCAACGGAATCTGCGGTGTCATAATATTTTATGGATGCTACGGACACAAGAGGAGCCCGAGGTAATTCAATATAGGAAAGCTGTCTATCAAATGCGTTTATAGGCAGATCATAAACACCGCTCGGAGGGTTCTCGGCTTTTTTATCCCGAGGCCAAGAATCTAACCAGAGATTCCATACGGTGTTGATTAGGGAACGCCCCGTATAGTTTTCAATCGCCTCTCGGCTTGCGACAATGGCTTCGGTGATTTCCGTATCATCGACTGCATCGTCCACTTGCAGATAAGTTTTCATATCCGCAGTAGAAACAATTTGAGTGGCAGGGGCCGTCTTTAAAACAAGACTTCTATGGTTCATTATTTATTCCTCGTTTGAGGCTTTTTTTCTTTTCATAACTTTCTTGAACATATTCTCAACCGCTTTCGGCTTCTTCTTGGGTGCGCTCTTATTTTCGGGGGCTTTCGCCATCTTCTTTTCTTTTACCTCTCCCATCTTTATAGCGTAGCCACCGTTTAGAAAAGGAGTCGCCTTCGATTCCTCAAGCCTGACTTCATCCCCCGATTTATAGTGGCCGTGATCTTTTTCAAATTTAATAACGAACATTTTATTCTCCTAAAATCAGGGAGCCAGAAAAACGTAAACCCTTTCGGGGAGGAGGTCTCCGACTCCCTGATTCAGCCCGTGTGGTCAGGAAGTTAAAGCAGATTGTATGCGATGATAGCCGGAATCCCCACCCCAAGTATTCCGCATACAACCCACCTCATTTAATTAAAAGTCCAATCAGCAACGGTTGGCCCGACTGAAATGCAAACCCAGTCATTGGCTCCCGTCCCTAGCAACTCGACATAATCATCGGCTGTTGAACTGGTCATGGTCGTTCCCGTTGAACTCGCACCGCAGGTGATTGTATCTCCACCCTTCTCGGTGATAGTCAATAGAGCAGTTCCTTGAACGATGAATCCAATCTTACAGCCCGCTACGGCTCCCGGCAAGGTATAGACCTTTGGGTTGTTTGCAAGGTCGGACATAAGCCATTGACCGCAGTTATCATTCGTAAGGGTAGTGGTCGTATTAACGTCCACATATTCCCTACGGAGTTTAACCGAAGTAGTGCCAACCGCATCCTGAACTTCAAGACCAAGAAACGCATTGACCGAACTTATCTGTCCATTGAAAAATCTAATGTCATCGTTGTTATCAACGGCAATCTGGCTTTCGCCTACCGAGTTTTTAATTCGGAATGGATTGGTCGCCTTGACTTTAAATTTCCAAGTATTGGTAGCGGTGTGTCCGGCAGCAGTATCCCAACTCACCTTGATACCGTTTTCTAATTCTACGGCACTTGTGGTCATGGAAACGCCCGTAGTGTAGTCTCCGCTTGAGCAATTAGCCCGCCACTTCATAGTGGAGGTTGCCGTCACGTTGACCTCATAACACCGATCCTTGTCTCCAGAATAAACACCCGTGACATTAATATCGTCCTGGCCGGAGCCAGAAAAATCAATGTTTGATGTGCCTATGCTCGACCCGCCCCTATGGTCTATCTGATACCCGCCAGCAAAAGAAACGCTGGCAAATAAAACGATCATAAGGAAGGAAGTTAAAATTTTAAAATATCGCATTCTAATTTTCCTCATTTAGAAGTTTTAGGTTTCAGTTAAACGTTATGACGTTGGAGCATTGTGAGGCAAGCCCGCAATGACTGTCGCCATCATAATTCCACCACAAGAAGTGCTAGTGGAAGTGATAACAGGGCGAATGTACCTTTTGTTTCCAAGATACCCTACCTGTTGGCTCCCCTCGTTCGAGGAGGTGAAATCAGCCAACGTACCAACCTGTTCGGAAGAATCAACGTCCGTATAGGTTACATCATCGTCCGATTCCTGCAACTTCAAGGCGAAATCGCCATCGGTTACGGCATCGTTGCTTTGAAAGACAACCACGGCTGCATCGTAATCCCGAACATCTACTCCAACACCATTTGTGGTGGTATCGGAAGAAATGGTTTGAGGGTCGATGGAAATGACTGCCAAAAGATTTTTGCTAATGTCACGCATGGTCAAATCTCCTGAATTAAAAGTTTAAAAAAATAATTAGCAACCCATCGATTACTGAATAACGATCATTTTGATTGCTTCAAAATTTACAATATCTCCACCCGTTCGCTTCGTTGAATAGAAAAGAACGTGAGGCTTGGATGTGAAAGGATCACGCAAGATGGTAATGCCCTTGCGGTCAACGATAGTATAGGCTTGCTTCCAATCAGCTATAACAACTGGGAGCGTACCGTTGCCGACATCTGCCATATCATTGAACTCGATCATAGGCCGGCCTAACAATGAAGAAGGTGCGCCCTGTTGGAGTCCCGGCTGGAAGATGAAACGACCCTGACCGTCTTGAATTTTGGAAATAACTGCGAGAGTGGAACGATTGAAAGCCCATTGAGCGTTTGCTCGGTAAGGCGCCTTCAATTTATAAAGAAGGTCTACCAAGTCAACATCGTCAAGAGTATCGTTGGTTGCCGTGGTGACTCTTTCAATCTGGCCGGGATTGGTTGTGCCTGAATCGTAGGTCGTAAAACCCCGAGGCTGACCCGCACCCGTTCCGGTAACGAAAGCCGTATTTTCAATGCGAGAAAACTTATCGGCTTGCTTGCCAGCCAACCACGCTTCTACATTGATAACCGCATCGTCTAAAAGTTTCTGCGTTGCCTTGGGCATTGCATATAACTCATGGACAGGAATACGTCTTAAACCGATTTCAGCGGTGTCTGTTTCGGCTCTTGAGGACTGCTCCCCTGTCCACCCACCCGCCATATCATTAATATCTTCTGGAATATCCAGAGCATCGGAGCCAATCGTTTCGATCATTGCTACCTGTCGCATCGGAGAGGTTTCAAAAACCTTTTTAACAATCTGGCTTGAATGTTCAGGTGATACCCAGTAACCGCCATCAGGATCGTGACCGACTGACAGGGCTTTGAATTCTGGATAAACATTGCCAACAAGTTCCTGTTCCGGCACCGCACCCTTGCGGATGTATCCAGACATAGCCTTAGAATACTTGCCATCATGTTCCTTCTGGTCGCCATCTAGGTCGTTCCCGTTCGGGCGACCCTTCATATCGGCTTCCATTTTAGACAGGCGTTCTATGGTCGCTTTCTCCAAACGCTCGGCGTTATCCTTGTCCATGGAAAGATCAGCGATTGACTTAGAAAGTTTTTCAACCTTCTCAAGCAATACAGGATCATTCCGACCCTCTTTGAGTTCCTTGAGTTGGGTATTGACCGATTCCTTAAACTCGTTATGAGCTTTTCCGGTTTCTACAATCAACCCTTTAATTTCTGCAAGTTCCATTTTTTAACTCCTTAGACTTGTAGTTTTAGTTTTTAAAATTTTTAATAAGACCTTCGAGTGCTTCCCCTAATTCGGAGTACCCGCTTTCGGGTTGCTCCTCCATTGAATGAGCATAACCGCCCTGTTCAATGGTGGCGTACTGCCCAAGCATATCGCAGGCCATTGAGGAAGCCTTTTTAGAAATGCCGAGGTCGTCAACCAAATGTTTATACACTTTCTCAATTTCAACACCATCAATTTGTTTAAGCCGTGTAACGCTCGCTTTTGGGTTCATAGGAAATGTCACAACGGAATATTCTAGAAGATTCAATTCTTTCAAGACCCGAACATCGGGCTTTGCATTATGTGGCTCCGATTTAATCGTATGATAGCCAATTGAAAGACCCATTTTAGCGTTGAGCCCTTTTGCAGTCCTCATAAGGGAATGGCGTTCACGGGCTTTCTGAATGTTTAAGTCCAGCGCACCAAACACTTTAAGACCCCTGCGATCTTCTTGGGCAGATTCGTTCCACCCGATCTGGTTTGTGGGATCGTGGCTGTCAAGGATCGGGACCACTCCATTGTTTATTGAGATTGTTTTTGCAAACGCTCCCGATGCCACAATATCATTACCGAGGTCTACATTCCCAAAAGTTGATGCGTAGCCATCGAACTTGCCTTCCTCTGATATTTCTTTACATTCAAACTTGAACGCTTTGGTTTCTTTGGACATTTGGCTCTCCTACTATTGAATGATATAGACCGTCCCTCCTAAAAACAAGCCCTTTAATTTTTCCGGACTGCCAGAAAATGTCTCCGACAACCTCCATCCCCAATCTTTTATTCAACTTTATCGGGCCTTCATTGTCTGCCCGAGTAATCCCCAGACGTCCGCAGTTCCGGCAACATTCTTCACGAATCGCTTGCAGACTTGTACCGCCATGCCGTTTCCTTTATTTTTATTCGCCACTTGATGGAGAATATAATCCCCTGCAACTGCCGTCTGGTTCCCTAACTTCGTTTTCTTTTGGTACTTGCCGAAAATTATAACAACTCCGTCCTCTAGGAGTACGTTGCCAGCCTCGATTTGGCGTTCAACGTAGTCCCGCCTGATATGACCGAGCGTTCCCTTGTACTGTTTGAAAATGGACATTACCTGATCGATCATTTTTTCTTCCTTAATTTTCTCCTTGCCCATTCAATCCCAATCTTAATTAAAAACTTTTGCCACCAGATCATTGCTCATCCCTTCTATAAGTGAGACTGCAATGGCAATTGACCCGATTTTTTGCGCTCGCAAGAGGATCGCCGGGATGGAGAAGTTCTTCACCACCTACGGAAAAGTAGGCTTCCTTTTCTACGGCTTGCCCGTCAACGTCATGGTGTTCGGGTCTTTCATTTTCGCCCGTGATACCTGACCAGAGCCAAACCTTTAACACAGGCGTTTTCAATGAGTTAATAGCCTCCATCGAACCTCTATTTTGAGCGGTGACTGTTTCGGTCAACGCTATCACGCCCGCCCGCTTCTTTGTAAATCCTTTATAGCTTGCTTGAACATCTGCGGTGATCTGGGGAAGGGTCTTTCCTGTAGTGGAACCCTCCGCAATAATTTTCCGAATTTTTGATTTGGTCGTATTGGAAACATTGGTAATCATTTCGGCAACGTGCAACTTGGAGGCGATTCGCATTTGCCTGATAAAAATTTCCTCCTGACTTGCCTTTGTTTCTATGTCGGCATTATCCGATTTGAATTGCTTTAATGACCGATCCCCGAAAGCTCGCATCGTAGCGATTCTATTTTTCACAATGAGGTTTTCCCATTCTTCCCTTGAGTCGTCAATCTCATCCAGAATATTATTCTCCGCATCTAATCCGAAGCGATTGAAGGCTTCTAGGACTCTAGCTCGCTCTTTCTCGAATAGTCTTTTAACCGCTGTCTCCATCCTTCGAGAGAATCTTTTCCGCATTCGCCCGACTGCGAGGACTTCTTTTCGATTATTCCTTGCACCCTTCGCTTGCTTGCCTGCCTCGTTATCGTCCTCATCCGGCTCGTCCGGTTCATCTTCACCTGGAAAGTCCTCTGTAGGTGAAGGTTCAGGTGGGTTCAATGCGGAGTCTAAAGGAGTTTTTGAGGAAGAAATAAATATAACATCGCCATCTTCAACCTCATCGTAGCCTTTAGCGACCCGCTTTTCGTTTAAGGTTAATTCTTCCGAAGCGTCCAATCTTGTCCATAATTTTTCCCTGTCCTCTTGCAATGCTTCAATATCGTCCAGATCAGGCTCAAAATATAAATCGGACTCGCCAAACATAGGCGCAAGCCAAGTATTGAAATCATCCCTGAATCTATCTGCCATAGGCAAAACGTTTTCAGTATAAAGAGCCTTTCTTGCCTCTCGCCTGTTCTGGTAAGTAGACGGCTGTAAGCCGACCAGTTCAGGGGGGATATTAAAAACTTGGCAGATTTGAAGTGCCGATAATCCTTGAGACTTAACAAAATCAAGTTCTTTAGGATTGAAAGCGATTTGTTCCCACTTCATTTTCCCGCCCTCAAGAACCATAGGCTTGTTGGAGTTCTTTGCCCCTGCATACTGGTCGTGAAATTCTTCTTTGATATTTTTAAGAGCCTCTGGGGATAAATCGTCCTCATAAGAAATGATTCCAGAGGGGCGAGCATAATTATCCATCAGCCCTGAATTCCATCTTTGCTGATTTTTGTAGGAGTCAATCGACATGGCAGCCACGGCAATCGGTGACAGCCCATACCAATCGTTGGTAGGATGAAAATCTTTAAAGTGCATGACCTCGCCACCTACAAAAGAGACTGACGATCCTCCGTTCGTGAATTTATATCCTCCAATTCGATTTACCGCATCGGGGATTACCGACATTCGATCAGGCCGGAGAGTGTAAAGATATTGAGGGACTCCTCCTGAATCTGTGGCTGCCTCGATATAGCTATTCCCTGATATTAAATAATAGGATGCAACGGCTTGCAAAAAAGCGGCCGAGCCCTGATTTGGGCTAGGTCGATTCCATAAAGTGAGGATAGGATGGTCAAGAATTTCTTCACGCTCGCCATTGACAGTCCTGAACAGTCCCCACTTGATGCCCGCAAAGGCGACTGCGATTTCACGGACACAGGCGTAACAAATTCCAGCTTGGGAATATCCTTCTTTCGCCAAGTCAATCTCTCTGGAATCTTTAGGCGGTGCGCCCCCTACAAGCATTGTTACTAAGCGATTGGTTTGGGAATTTTTTTTCTGAAAAAGTCCGGTGAACTTATCTAATAATTTCATAAGGAATGAACCTTTGGAGTTTTTAAAGTGACCAGATGGTTAAACGCACCTGATGCGGAGTCCACGTCATCATCGTGGTCGCCCTCGGGGAAGTTCTCCAAGGTTGCCAAAAATGGCCTGTTCCATTTGCCTTCAACAATTTTAACGTTGCCTGATTCGCATTGAGCCGATAAAGGTTTCGCTCGGACTTCTTTGCTCGTTGTCGCAAGAATTGCCTTAACAGGAAATCCCGCTAATTGTCGAATAAGATAATTTACTTCCATTTTTCCTGCCTGACCCGGGTCCTGCTCAAGACCGATTGAAACGTTGATCCCGTCTTGCTTTGCCGTATTCACTATCAACTGCTCCACTTTCATCGGAGAGTAGCGCCTGCGAATAACATCCAAGACCCAGAAATAACCTCTTGAACATTTCCCCATGAGGGTGCCTACTGTCCAATCGGGATTATTTGTTTCATTCTTTTCGGTGGCTGCTCGATCCCAATAGCGCACCATTGCTACGATTTCAGCGGGTCGATGAGGAACTGTCTCGAACCATTCTGTTCTAAAGAAGTACCCTGCGCTTGGTCGAATTTTCCAATTCCCTTTTAGAAGCCTTTCCCTGTCTACAAACGGGAGCGATTCTAAGTTGGCGAGATATTCGGGGTTGGCTTGTAGGAGGGCAGGGTTGTCATGAATAGAAGAAGGAATAAAAGTAAAACTTTTTGGTAGCAGTTCCGCATCCTGTAATCTTTTCCCTTTTTCAAAGACTAAGAATTTCATGGCAAGTGAGTGAGTATCAAACCAAAGCAATTGCTCTCCGTCTCTCACAAACCATTTGATAATTCCTGATCTTTCGGGTATCGCATAGCCTGTTTCCTCGTCTAGCCACCAACTAATCATATCAGCGACAAAAGAATCGGGATCAGGATTGCAAGTGGCTCTCATGTAGGGTCTGACTCCACACATACTTCTATTTCTTGAAACCATGTAGAAGAACTGCGAACCGCTAAAGTGGGTTAGCTCGTCAAATCCTATAAAAGGTATCTGCGCTCCTTGCCACTCTAGTTTATCGGTTTCGTACTGCATCCCTGCAAAGGACATTCTTGCCCCTGACGGAAAGTTCCAATCTAATTTCTGTTGCCTCGGAATCCCCGGATAGTAGGGATACATCTGTTCTGACTCATCCCATATTGCCCCTTCTTTTCTTATATCGGCTCGGGTCTTTCGGAAGATAACTCCTCCAAAGGCTGGATTGGTAAAGTGTCGTACTGGGTCGAGTAGTAGACCAAACGTTTTACCCCCGCCCGCTTGCCCCCCGAATATAGCTATATCAGCTTTCGTGGACAGGAAATCAATCTGGGGCCCTGCTTGCGCTTGAAAGGTAATATCTTTAGGAGCACTACTCATTTTTATTTTTTTTATTTTTTATTTTCTTAAAAATTCTGGATTGTGCCAGAAAGTCCAGTAATGGTTTTACTCGCTTAATCTTTTGGATTTCCCGCCTCATCCTTAATTCTTTCCCTTGCTTCTATCTCTCTCTCGAATTCCTCCCTCTCTCCCTCTGACAGCTTCGGTCTGGACTCCCTACCGTTGGGAGGTAATGCGAACACCACTTTAGCAGGGGTTGCGTTAAGGGGTTGACCGTTGGGTCCTGTAAGTTCTCTCACCTCTTTGTCTACCCATAATCCACCACCCCTACACTTGAGAAAGAATATCTGGGCTACCACATTCCCCGCCCTTTCATGGCGTTCGATTACCTTTCCTTCCCCGTCTTTAACTTCCAAGGGAGTACCGATGGCATTCTTGTACAGGGCGTTGGCAACCGAGGTGATTGCATATGCCTTACCTGTTTCTATTTCTTTGGGGTAATACTTCTTTAAGGTGCGAGGGTCTATAAGAAGGCATGAGGCCACATCTTGAAGGGGTAGACCAAAACCAATCATGGTCTTTACCTGTCTCCGTTCGGACTCTTTCGGAGTGTATTTAGGACGTCCATTCTTTCCAGGTTTTCTTTTTTGTTTAAGCGGTGCAACCATGTTGAAGCCCCTTTCCTACCCAAAAAGTGTTCCGTCAATAATCCTTGTCAACAAAATAAAGCCCTTAAAATAATAATGCAACCCTTTTTTTTTAAAAGACTTACCGTTACCTCTTAAAAATACTTATTGACAATATCCCAACATCGGGTGTTTAATAAAAGAAATGAGATTCAAGATTTTAAGTAACCCAAAAGAAAAAAGGTTCTTTTAAGCCTTTAATCTCTTTAACGTCAAGCCCCGCCTGCCTCTACTCCCTTCACTCCGTTACGGTCATGCCAGCAGATAGGTATTAGAAACTATCCAAGTAGCCCCTTTTATGCAACCGTTTCTCCTCCTCAACCTTTCGCATGGTCATATCTAATCGCTCCATAACTATCGCTTCCGTCCCTTGAATCCATACCTCGTACCACTCCTGTCGGTTCCCTACAACGTAGGCTTGGTGAAGTTTTTTAGGCTCGATCTTGGTACCTAGCCTTTCGCATAATTTATAAAACTCCCTTGCCTGCCC